GGCGCGCCCGGCTGGGATCGAACCAGCAACCCCTGCCTTCGGAGGGCAGTGGAGAATACATTTCATGCGCTATTTGCTCAAAAAGACCGTCTCCGTCGCTTCACAGTTAAGATCCGCTTTTGAAAACGTCATCTCAATTGATCCGCTACCAGCTTGAGCAGTGCCGCGAAATCGCCGGGAAAGGATGCACAAACGGCTGCCGATAGTCGTTCAAGACATTGCTGCTTATCCAAACCCACATTTTTCGCAATCTCGTAGAACTCGTTGTGCTTCCCTGCCTGCAGAGCGTATTCCAACACTCCCGTGACTGCATCCGGCTCCACCGCTAACGCGACAGCGGTTGACATCTTGGCCTCGATAGCCTTCTGAACGAGCCAAGCTTCCGGCCACGTTTCCCCCGGCAGATATCCAACGTGTTCCTTGTACCACGCATCAAATTCCGCACCGGCATTTTCGGCCATTTTCTTTGCATGACCTAAATTGTCCGCGTCCTTGGCGCGCTGATCTCCGTCAAAAATCGCCAACGTTGGTTTTTGATCTTTTCTGACATAATGCGCCGCAAGTTGCCGAGCAATTGCCGTTGCCGAACCAATTACTTTGATTGTCACTCGCGTCCGAATACTGGCAGGAAGTATCGCTTGCAAGATAGATCTTGCAACATCATCTTCAACGAAGATATCGAGTTCGTTTCCACCCGGCGCCCCCATTTTCGCAAATGCGAATTCCGGCGAAATCCCGCCAATCAGTCTTGTCTTACCGCCGATGGTTTCCACAAAATATCTCGCATCATCCGGCAAGCATTCGAAAATTTCTCGAGAGTGCGTCGTGCAAATCACTTGAGTTCCAGTTTCATTGCAGACCTCCTTCAGTTTCTTCATGAAAAGCTTCTGCGCTTTAACGTGCAATCCAAGCTCTATTTCATCCAGCACAAGCAAAGCTTGCTCACCGCAGGAATAAATTGTCGAAAATATTTCGAACAATGCATTCTCGCCAGCCCCCATATTGAATCCCGAATACACAAGGTCACCGATCTTTACAATCGGCAACCTGTATCGCGAATATTCCAGGTATCGCAGGTCATCATATTTCTTACTCAGAATGAACCCGACCGCCTCACGCACCTTATCTTCCCATCCTTTGGGAACTGTATCAGCAAATGCTCTGGAATAAGAACGCGACTGGCTTCGCTCACTATGGGGAACGATGCGCTCGATCCCGAGAAAGACAACCGTCTTCCTAACTCTCGCCTGATAATCGTTCCATTTACCGCCCTTATTTTTCTTTCTCCTTTGATATGCAACCCCCTCTCCATTCGGAAAAGAATCCGTCTTCTTCCAATTGTTGTAGGCGATCGCATAGCTGATCTCGATCCCATCCGGCTCCGCCTCTTCCTTGTGTCGAATAAAAAAATCAGAAAATGTGTAATATGGATTTTTTCGACGAGGCAACTTAAATCCATTTTTATTGGCGTGATACGCGCAACAAGCAAGCGCCAGAATGGTCGACTTCCCAGCCCCGTTAATTCCAGCAAAGGCGGTTATCGGATATGTAAAAGATATATCCAGCGAATTTATTCCGCGCAAACTGCCCCTGATAAGCATAATGCGTCGCAACAACGCTTTTGACATGTCTTTCGCAAACCATTGCCTAAGCTCTTTGTCAACCTGACTTTCGCGATATTTCATGGTCACCCCGTCGTCTAATTCTTCTTGCTTCTACTCCATCGATACTTTATCGCCAGTTCATTTCTTCAGCCTGAGCGCCGCTCTAGTCAAGCGAACGAAATCACAAGCCTCTTACCACATGCAGCCGCATACTTTCGCAGCGTCGCAAACGAAGGCGAATGCTTTTCGCTAGTTAGCGATGCTTCAAGGCGCGACACGGCTGACGCCGTCGTACCCATACGCTCAGCGACCTGCGCTTGAGTCAATCCAGCCTCTTGCCGAGCGGCCAATATAGCGCGCAATGCCGAGTATTCATCTTCCAGCGCATCGTAGGCCGCCTTGACCTTACTATCTGCGAGCAGACGAGCTGTGTCGTCTGCGGTATGCGGAATTGGATTGAATCCCTCAGCACGAACACGCTTCACTACTACCTTAGCCATTACGCACCTCTCTCAAACGTGCTTGGGCGATCCGCAATTCATGTTGCGGCGTTTCCTGTGTTTTCTTGACGAAGGAGTGCAGCACGACGACTTGCCGCCCCACATGCGTGCAATAGAACACCCGCCCGATACCTTCCCTACCCTTTGGACGCAACTCAAACAACCCGTTACCCATTGCCCGGGAGTGCGGCATCCGTAGATCCGCCCCGAACTCCTGCATCAGATCCAACAGCCGGAGGTAGTCCGCAAGAATCCCAGCCGGGAACGCGAAAACGTCGCGCTTGACCCGTTCGTTGTAATAGACAACCGTCCAATCGAATTTCATGTTAGCAAATTTGCTATGTTTCTGCAATCTGGCCCGCCGCCCTAGAGCGGCAGGAGCTTCTGTACTGCCGCGCGCCCTTGATCCGGCGACAGGTGGGCATAGCGCTCTGTCACGGTGATCGAGGAGTGCCCTAGCAGGTCTTTCACGACGTACAGGGAGACGCCCTCCATCACCAGCCACGACGCGAAAGTATGTCGCAGGTCGTGGATCCGGAAATTCTCGATGCCTACGCGGGCGCACGCCGCGTTAAATCCTTTCTGCAGTGTCTGTATGCGCTTCCCTGACCACGCCGGAAACACCCATTCAGAACCTGAACACTTCCGCTCAACCCAATCCCGTTGATCTCTCAGCGCCGACAGCGCCGCACTATTCAGTGGCACCACCCTACGCTTGCCGTTCTTCGTATGCTCAGCGTTCAGACGCAAGAATGAGTGCTCGAAATCCACCCGACACCAATCAAGCGCCAATAACTCGTTCTTTCTGCACCCTGTACTGAGCGCGAGGCGCACGAAGTTTGCCAAATGTGGGCGCTTCGCATAGGCACTGGCAGAAAGAATCAACGCCGATGCTTCCGCGCGCGATATCCATCTAACCCGATGTTCCCCGCCATTCAATCCGAGACTCTGCGCCGGATTCGGCAAGTCAGAGCAATCACATTCGAGGCGGACAAAATTAATAGCAGCCGAAAGAAATTTCAATTCTCGCTTGACTGTCGATTCTTGCACACCGTCGGCAAGACGGACCGCGACGTACTTCCGAACGTCCACCCTTTTCAATGCCGAGATCGCACGCCCACCGAAATAAGGCTGAAGTCGCTTCAACGAGTACATATCTCGCTGCTTACTGCGGTGATCCTTGGCCGACAAATAAATACCGACGATTTCCTCAAATGTCATTCCAAACGCCTCTAGCGCTATTGAATCATCAGAATATCGACAGTTACGATTCTATGCTTAAATCTATTTACAACATTGGCCTAATTCTCGCGCGTCGATAACCAGAACACGCCCAACTCCTGCCGCCAGAACGCCTGACAGCGATCGAGCGTCGCGCCCGCCTGCAAAGCCGCCTTGAACGCAATCTTCAGGGCTTCCGCCGGATCATTGGCGGCAATGTGATCGATCGGCATAACCTCCGGGACGACGACGCCGCGGCTTGTCCAGTACCGCTTTTCGTTCAGCGCGTGTTCCGCGAAATCCTTCGTGATGTACTTCGCCAGGTAGGCCGCGAGCTTGTGCCGCAGGCCCCGCTCCTTGAACGGGTTCCGGACGTTGATCTGGCCGTTCCCAACGCCTACGATGCTTTGCCAGATCGAGCGCAGCACGCGGTAATTCTGGCGCCCCCTGACGGCCACATGGAGGTGCCACGCGCCCCGCTTCTGGCGCTCCGGTGTGGCGACATACTGGAAGGTCGACAGCTTCGCGAGACGCCGGCGCAGCGCGTCGAAATCACGCTTCAGGCGGGCTTTGTCCTGCATGTTCTCGCGGTACGTCAACGTGATCATTCGATCCGCTCCAATCGCCTTACACCGTAGCCGCACCTGCTGCTTGGCACGCTTCGCCGCATCGAGCAGGTTCGATTCACTGTTCTCCGACTCCCCGCGTTTCGCCTTGGGCCTCGCGTTCAACGACAGTGCGCCCATGTACCGATCAAACCGCGTCGCCGTCACTTCGACCTGCCCGTCACCGAAATTCCGGCCACGGATCACCCACTCTCTACGGAACGGCGAGAAGTCGCCTATACTTGCGTCGTGCATTGCAATCACCCTTGTAATGCGCTGTTTCACCAAGCCCTGACCGTGCCAGCGTTCAGGGCTTTTCTTTTTTCCGAGCTGCCTTTCTGTCCTTGCTCCGCCTCGCTCTATGCCGGCGTCCGTGTCCCGTATCCGTTAAGTGTCCCTGATACAAGTTTAGGGGCCGCGCTGCGCGCGGCCCGCCCGGCGCGCTCTGCTGCGCTGGGCGAGCCGCGCGCAGCTGGAACCCCCAACCCTCGCCACCGAACCGCCTACGCCCGCGCCTATCGCGCCGGGAGCGCCCCGCGCGGCAGTGTCGTGCAGAAGGATGGTTTGCCGCCGCAACGCCTCCGCTTACCGCCCTCGCAAATACCCGCTACTCGGTCCGGCGAGCCGCGCTGAGCCGCGCGACGACCGCCCGGACTCCGCACCGCAGCCGTCGCCCTACGCCGCTTCGGCCACGGCCGGACACTCCCAACGCTAGACGTCTGATTTTTCGTTACGTCCGCGATAGAGGTAACGGTTAAACGCCGCAACGTCGTCGCGGAACGATTTCAGCATCAACTCGTCAGCCCAAAACGCCAAGCGCTCAACCACGTCCGCCTTTGATATCCCCGCATCAACCGCCAGCCGATCAAGCGCGAAATATGCCCGTTCGTCGAACGTAAAACTGAATCGGCGTCGTCGAACCCAATCGACCTCACTCCCGCAAAGCGGCAGCCGCACCACGCGTCGAACCCAATCGACCTCATGCACGACTGACGTGCGCGATCGTTGCCCGTCTCTAGCCTTGCGCTTCGACACCTCTAAATCGCGACGAAGCTGCGTCAATTCTTCGCGAAGCCGCTCGTTCTCCATTACGAGCTCGTCATAACCATCGGCAGCGGCCGGAATATTTTTCGTTACCGTAACGGGATTGCCTGATGCCTTGCGCCGTGCGCGGTATGCTGCCTGCCGTTGCGCATTCGTCAACGCTCCACCTTCCTTTCGCGGCCGACCGCGACCGCGACCGCGATTTTCCGTTACGGGCGCGAGCGATAACGGAATTGTTTTCGTATCTTCAGGCTGGATCATGGCGCTTGCTCCTTATCGGCATTGTTCTTATTTTACGTTACTAGTAACGTAAAATAAATATCCGTTACACGTAACGATAAATAAAATTCGCCGACTCATTCAGATTCGCTGAACCTGCAACACGAGCAACACCTCTGTCCGTTGCTTCGAGCTGGAACGACCATCGAAAAAGCTCGGCAGCCACGAATACCCACTGCGCGCCGTCGCGTCGCGATCCTGGATCAGCCCGCCGAGCACCACCAGTTCGCCATCCTTCAAACGCGTGACCGTTTGTAACTGACGCGTGTTTTTCGTCGGCGACGTGTCGACGCCGGTTTTCGTCGCGACGAAATCGGAAATCTCCTCACGCACCTTCAGCTCGATCACATCGCGCATGACGGTCGGTTCCACGTCGAAAATCAAGCCGGCATCCTGATACGTGATCGACTGAACTGGTGTGCCGCTCGACCCTTGATAGCTGACGCTCGATTGCGTCGGCACCTGTTGCCCAACATTCAGCCGCACGCGTTCGCCCGAGACGATCCGCACGTGCGGCGAACTGACGACCTTGAATCGCGAATCGGCGTTTAGCGCGGATATCGCCGCGTCAACGCCCGGCCCCGTGAATCTCATCGCGCTTGCATCAGACGACGTGTCTCCGCTCGAAAGCCTGAGCTGTCCGCTCAACAGCCGAACCGCGATGCTCCACGCCGAGTTAGCCGAATCGGTATTGGCCACCTCATACACCCATCCGCGCACGACGACCTCACCCGGCGCGGTATCGAGATCGGGCACCAGCTTCCGAAGCATCGCGACTTCGTCACGCGAACCGACGATCACCAGCTCGTTACCGCGCGCCTGCACACCCGCAGCAGCCGGCGCAACTGCAACATCGCTCGCAGTACTGATCGGCGCGCCCGGAACCTGAACGGGACTTGTCACAGCGGACGGCGTAGCAGCAATCGCGGACATCGGAATCATCGACCGCGTGCCGATCACCGGCTCGACCAGACTGCGCAGCGATTCGGCGCTCCGGTAGCGCGGCCGGTAGACGAACACCTCTTGATCGACTCGCGCCCGACTGTCAGCAGCCTTTCTCGCGACGTAATCGACGCCGTTCTTGGTCGTCACGCGGAAGCCGAGCGAATCGAGAAAATCGACCATGACCGCACGTACATCGCGCACTGCGTCATCGAGACGAAACGATACGAGGCGATTGTCAGCAAGCACGTCTGGCCCGAGTACGTATGGCGTATGCATTGCATCCTGATAGATCAAATCGACAACCTGAGCGACCGTCACGAACCGCAGATCGAATGCCGTGCCCGGCACATGCTTTAACGGGGTCGACACTGGCGCCGCGGGAATCTGAATCGCAGGCGACGTGCCAATCGTCGCATCGACTGGCAAGGTCGGCAGCGGCGGCACCGCACCGGCCGCAATTCGACAACCGCTGGACAGCATCAACGCCACGATCAACCCACAATACCGCCTCATTTCGCGCCCCCGTATTGTTCTGTCTTTACAGTCTGCACGCCCGTCCACCCCGCTACCGTCTTACCGTCAACTTCACCCGTCAGACGCGCCCCCTGCCCACTAAATCCGCGCACCGGTACAGCGCGCAACCGGCCATCCATCGCGACCAACGCGACATAACCTACACCGTCGACCGAGTAACGACCGGCGACCCGCCACTCCGATGATTTAACCGTGTCGATAGGGCGCGCAACCACTGCATTGGAGGCAGCCGCCGCGGACTCGACGTGCCGCACCGGTTCTGCCCCGAATCCGTCCCGTGCCTTGTGATAGATCTTCACGGCCAGCACCACGAACACCACGATTCCAATGGGGAGCAGGAACAGCGCCTTGGGAACGACCGCTTGCTTTTTTGTGTGGACTTCGGCGCTCGTATAGAGCTTGAACACCTCTCGCGGATAAGGCCATTGCCGTTTCACTGCGTCTTTCAAGCTACTCGGGTTGTGGCAATGATCCCACTCGTAGAGCATCGCGCGTTTAAGCCCAAACAGGTTACGCACGTGGATATGCCGCCCGACCAGATCGCGCACCGTCTTACTGATTCTCTGCGGATGTTGCGTGATAAGGATGAAGTCAACGCCCTTGTGACGGTGCACATGCAGTTGCTCCACATCCGGCGTCGGCTTTTGGCTTACCGTCGTCGGCGGATAGATGCGTTGCGCCTCATCGATCACGATCAAATCTTGCGCTTCCGCCTTTTCGTGCCACTGACGCAACCAAGGTTCGTCAATCTCGACGTGCTCGATTGCCAGATCTCGAATACCGTCGACCAGCACGCGACGCCCCTTCGCAATTTTCGTCAGCAACCAAACCGCATGCAGCGTCTTACCGCTCCCCGGAACCCCTGTAATCAGCGTGATCATTTGCTGAACACCATTCTTGTCGTAGATGTGAGCATGTAGAACGACACGCGTGCGGATATACCGCCGAGCACATACGCGATAGCGTCGCCGACGCCGCCTAGCGCCAACACGTTCGCTATGTCCGTAGGAATCCCGCCCGCACTCGCTGTCATCCACTGAATCACTTGATTCAGCGCCGCATCGATCCCCGCAACGGTCACAAAGCCGATACCGAGCGCGACCAATACGCGCGTGACGATCGGACCAACCAGCGATACAAGCAGGCTCGCCCAACTCATACTGTCAGCCCCGTAACGAAAATAAGCCCCGCCAACAGTGCTCCAAGCAAGAGCACGAGCGGCCGGAGCTTCGCCGCCAGCTCACAAATTGGGGCATAGTCGAACCTGAGTGGCGCACCGAATACCTCAACCTCATACGGGTGCGGACAGACGCCATTGGTCAAGCCGATCGAAATTGGTGCCAACGAGACGCTCTTCGATTCACGTCTCACGTCGACATCGTTCGCACTACCAAGCGGTGCGCAAGCGGACGCGTCCGGATACAGCGCGCAAAACTTCGGGTCTGGCTTCGGGTCTGGCTTCGGGTCTGGCTTCGGATCGGGATTCGTTCCGGGATTGGTCCCGGGATTCGTACCCGGATTGGTTCCCGGATTCGTGCTCGGGTCGGTTCCCGGGTTCGTACTCGGGTTGGTTCCCGGATTAGTCCCCGGGTTCGTGCCCGGGTTCGTGCCCGGATTGGTTCCCGGATTGGTCCCCGGATTCGTGCCCGGATTGGGGTTCGGATTTGCGTTCGGATCCGGCTGAACATTCGGATCGATGACAACCTGTTTGCCCGGATGCGCAGGTGCCGTAAACAAATCGCCCAACGTAGGCACCTGCTTCGGGTTCTCATCTACCCACGGCTTCACTAGCCCATCGTAAACCGGCTCGTAAGGTAACCCCTTGTAATCCGGGTCGGTTGCTGCACGTTTCCACGTCTCATCCACGAGCTTGGTAAGCGTCGATGACGGCAATGGAATCGACGCAACATTGGGCGGAAGTTTCGGCCAAAGCTTCGACACGTCTTCGGCTACAAGCGACGGCACGATATCGCTCCGATACTGAAACGCTCGTGCTTTGGCTGTCGTGACGTAGCTCTTATAGCGGGTCTTTCCGTCCAAACCAACATAGGCTTGCGATCCGGTTTCCGTGTAATACATCTCGATCGGGTTGCCGGGGATATTGATCGTCGGAGCGAAGAACAGGCGCACCGATGAAACGTTCCTATCATCGCTGGCGCATCCGGACGTCAATCCACAGTGCCCGTTGTAATAATGCAGATACCACATGAACTGCGCGGCCTGATCCAGCGTGCCAGGAAGAATGTCGAAGTTCCCGCGGGTGAGCCAAAAATTGGCGACATTCGAGCCCGTCCCCGGCGTAGTTGGGTAAGCGTTACAAACGGAATCGTTCGGCTGACAGTAGCCATTTCGATAGGTCGGAATACCCGCCTGCGCCGCCCATAGTTCAGGCGCCAACAATTTCCGATATGCGGGATCGACGCCGGCCGCCGGAGGCGATACAGCCTCATAGTGATCGCCGGCACTAGCCGGCACCGCATCGACATCGATAGAAACCGACGTGTCGTTCCACTGCAATTTTGCTAAACCAATCTGCAAAGCAGTACCTAGGGCAATAATGCCCGCGCCCGCCAACAGGGTCGCCCAAACCGGAGCGCCCGCGAATGCGAGTGCAACGCCTGCCCCTGTGCTGACGACATTAAGCGCGGTTGACGCCTTACCCATACCCGCCAGCGTCGCCGCAATGCGTGGATCGTTCGCCGCAAAGCCGCGCTGAATCGCGATGCGCGTGAGAATCGCCGCCTCGGCGCGATTAATAACAAAGTTCTCCACGGGCGCGAGCAGGGCCTGTGCATGCGCTTGCTGATTGCACATCATCGCGAACACGGCAAACAGCGCGATCCACACACCTATGATTCTTCTACGCACATTCACCTCACGACATGACAATCAACGCGGCGGTATAGATCGTCACGACGACCACCGCGAACTCAATGCAGAACCAAAGCATGGTCAGCTCTCCGACGCGGAATCCACGAACCGCCGCAACGCACGCATGCCGAAGGCGATCGCCAACACCAGAAACACCGCGCTACCAACGGCCATACCTGCCTCGATACCCCCGGAAATCGGCGCATCGCCCGTTGCCCCATCGTTGACAAGCGTCAGGTGCACGACTTGCTGCACACCGGCCGAACCGTCCGGCAACGTGCACGGCACTTGAGCGCCAGCGGCAAGCGAAGCGGGAGCAGGGCCGCACGTCACCACATCAATTCCCGGCGCCGCGCGTACCCCGAACACAACGCCAACCAACGCAACACACAGCAAGCGTTTCATTCGATCCGTTCCATGAAAAAGCCCCCGGCGCGCCGAGGCATACCGGGGGCTTGTCGTGTTGCGCTATCAGCGGCCGATGAAGCTTCGCACCGTGCGATAGCCGAACGTCACCGCTGCGACGGCGAGCACAGCACCGCCGACGAGAACGATGTTCGGGCCGACGCCGTTGATCGACGCGACGACCGACGTGACATCCATCGTCGGCGTACCCGCGTCCGCCGCGAACGCGCCCGCGCTCGCAAGGCTCAGTGCTGCTACAAACAGTTTCTTCATTTTCTTTCTCTCTCAAGTTCTAGCCCGGATGTAGACGGCCGCTCTAGTGGGCCAGCTTCGAACGACCGATAGCCCATGACGGGTTATGCGTTGGCGTTCGCCGCCGGCTTCGCTGTCGGTCGGCCGAACGGAACGAGCGAGACGATGCGCGGTTCGAGCTTGCCTTCCATCGACTGCTGAAGCGCGAACTCTGCGAGGTAGTCACCGGGCGCAGAATCTTTCAACGCGTTCGGCAGGTTGATCGTTCCGACGAGGATTTGCTTTCCTTCGCTGGTTTCCTGTTCGAGCACGCATTGCGCCGTATGGATTTCCCACGGCTGGTTGGTGCGCTTCGAAATGCCGCCGCGCGGGACCACTTGCAGAATCGTCAACTTTTGCTTGCTCATCTCGGTTCCTTTGATTTAGGACTGCTATTCACGTTGAACGGAGCCATTTGTCTCCGCATGCATGCGCGACGAACGCGCTAATCGAAAAAGGTGGACGCTAGGTCAGCCGTCCACAAAACACCGCGCTATCCGAGGGCCGAAATAGCGCGGCGTACCACTGGGGAATTACGCCCTCCTACGTCATGCGAGCGATAGCGCTCGACGGCGCACTGACTTGAACGGAAATTAATGTGAGGGACTCAGCGCAGCGGCCACGGCGCGACAACTCCGAGCGGGCCTTGCCGCGTGCACTTTCGGCACTGCGAGCCGTGACGGCGACAACGGCAACGCGGTTGTGACCGCACTGCGTGTAGGCATGGACTTGGTATTTCGGCACCCCTACCCCCGTTTGATTGTGATATGGCCCCATCATCACGGGGTTTACCTTTCCCCATGGGCTGTTAGACTGCGCACATTACCTGATTGGTACATGTACCGTTTTGGGAATCCTACGTACCAATTTGGTACACGTCAAGAGGAATCGTATGGATATTGCGGAATTGATCGAACGCGCCAAGGATGCGACCGGGTCGCAGCTCGCCGTCGCCGAGAAAATCGGACGCCCGCACTCGCGCATAAGTGACTGGAAAGCGGGCCGACGCAAGCCCGATGCGGCCGACATCATGCTGCTTGCAGAGGTGGCAGGCGTACCCGTGTTCGAGACGCTAGCCGAAGTCGAAATGGAACTGGACACCGAGCGCAGCTCAGTATGGCAACGTGCTTTAGGAAATCTGCGAGCGGCGGGCGTAGCGGCGACTGTGTTGCTTGGCGCTACCGCCGTGGCGAGCTTGACCTCGAAGCCGGCTGATGCGGCTGAGAAAGCCCAAGAAAACAAAGACTT